GGTGCTAGTGACCAACACTAGATTTTTATTGTTTGGAGATTATGTTTATGACTAAGACTGAAAAGCTTCTCAACGCGTTTGAGAATGGTGCTCGTTTGACCAGCCGTCAGATTGCTGCGCGCTTTGGACTAAAGAACCCAACGGCAGCTATTACTGCTCTTCGCCAGGAAGGTTATTCCATCTATTTCAATCGTCGAAAGACTAAGGAATCTTATTTCAAGATGGGTGCACCTACTCGTGAAGTAGTAGCAGCAGGTTATCGAGCACTAGCAAATCACGTCTAAAGTGATAGAAGAGGGGCTTCGGCCCCTCTTTTCTTTAAGGAAAAAAAATATGCCAATTGCAACAGACGAAGTATCTAAAAACGCAATGGGTGGTACTGAGCGTATGAAGTTCACTCTTGGCGAAAAACTTAATCCAGAAATTCTAGATAAGTTTCAAATCATTTGTTCTCGTGTTAGAGACATTGATTCTAATCTTATTCCCATTTACTGGCTTCATGATTTGCCCGGTGATCCTGAGTCAGAGCACCTGAAAGCAGGAGGATATACAAAGTTTGAAAAACTTGTGTTCGTGTCCAATTGGCAAATGCAAGCTTACATCAATCATTATAAGATTCCTTGGTACAAGTGTCTTGTGATGCAAAACGCTATTGAACCTTTTCCTATGCATGAAAAGAAGTATGATAAGATCAAGTTGATTTATCATACTACACCCCATCGTGGCTTACAATTACTCGTACCAGTGTTCATAAAATTAGCAGAGAAATATAATAATATAGAATTGGATGTGTTTTCTAGCTTTAAGATATATGGTTGGGAACACAGGGATGAACCATATCAAGCGCTATTTGATATGTGTAAAGAACATCCTAAAATTAACTATCATGGTTACCAGCCAAACGATGTTGTTAGAAACGCTTTGCAAGAAGCCCATATCTTTGCTTATCCATCAATATGGCTAGAAACTTCATGTATTGCATTGATTGAAGCAATGAGTGCCGGGTGTCTTTGTGTACATCCAAATTATGGTGCGTTATATGAAACTAGTGCTAATTTGACATGGATGTATCAGTATCAAGAAGATACAAGGGATCACATTGTTTCTCTCTATAATGAATTAGACAGAGCTATTTCAAATATACAAAATGAAAATTTAGTTCGCTCTCTTGAAACAACTAAATCGTATGTTGATGCTGTTTATAGCTGGGATCGACGCACCAGTGAATGGGAAACCCTTTTAACTTCTATTCTTAAAAAGAAGAAATTGATCTAATGAAAACAGATGAAAAAATCATAGCTCAAAAGCTTATAGGATTAGAACCAATCATCAAGAAAGATGTATCATCAAAGACTGATGGTGATCTTATTTCTGCCTTGAATTGGTATTCTTATATGTCGGATGATAAAGATTGTGATAAGTGGTTGTCTGACTATATGAAAAAAAATAATTATAGCAAAGATCAAATCAATCATGTTACATCTTTATCTTATGATGCTTTCAAAAAAACTACATCTTCTCTTTGCAGATTGACAAACAATGGTACTACGTTTTCTGGTGAACTACTAAACATAGTAGAAGAAAGATTATTGTTGCTTTCCAACGTTCGAGTTAAATTTAAAGAAGAACCAAAATTACCAGAAAATGTGATATCGATTCAAGATAGGATTAAATCAATTGCTGAAAAGCATATGATTGTTCTTGAAGAAATCATAGACGATTGGTACTTTGATAAAACGAGTAAGATTAATTTTTCTTTGTACGACTATGCACAAAAAGAGCAGCTTAATTCACAAGTATGTAACCATATTCTTTCAATGATTAAACGTAGTTATCATGACGAATTTGAAGAAATGTTAGAAGGTAATGATGAATGTCTCAATGAAGGATATGCATATCTAACCAAGCAACGTAAGAAACAAATATACGAAGGCTTGTCGAATTTAATCTCAGACATTGAAAGATATATAGGTAATATTAAAGTTTCTAAGCCAAGAAAACCAAAAAAGAAGAAACCAATCTCAGTTGAAAGACAAATAAATAGCTTAAAGTATCAGAAAGAATTTAATAAATTAAAGATCAAATCAATTGATCCACAGAATGTAATTGGTGCTCAACAGCTTTGGGTCTTTAATACAAAATTAAATCAACTAACTATGTTTAATGCATTAGGACCTTCTGGTTTCACGATCAAAGGGACTACAATTCAAAATTTTGATCCAGACTTATCGATCAAAAAGAAAGTCCGTAAACCAGAAGAAATCATTCCAAGAGTTTTAGATGGAGGAAAGATAGTATTAAAGAAATTGATGTCTGAATTAAAAACAAAACCAATTGATGTGAATGGACGAATTAATGATGATACAATCTTACTAAGATCACTAAGATAGGAGTTTTCATGCCAAAACAAAAAGAAGGAAAAACCAAAAATAACGTTGTAGTTTTTCCTAAAGTTAAACATGATACACCTCCTCAGACAGTTGAAGAGCTTAAAAATAAAATTAGATTATCTAGAATGGAAATTGCTGACGTCTTAGCAGAAGAGATAACAAAAGAAAATGTTAGAATCATGATAGACAACGGCTATCACATCAATCATACAAAAGACATCGCATTCTTAATGACCACTATTAAATCAATTCTGTTGAGATATGATGAAATTGAATATCCTATTCAAGAAATGATAGACAAACAATTGACCTTTATCGATGAAGAAATGTTAGAAGATTAACAGCGGAGAATATAATGATTATCCTTGATTTGAATCAAGTTATGATAGCCAACATCATGGCACTTTATGGTAAGCATTTAGGTAAAACACCAATTGAACTTGATTTGTTTCGTTCAACCACTCTAAATACTATTAGATCCTTATATAAAAAGTTTGGCTCTGAGTATGGCGAACTGATTATTGCAACAGATGGAAAACGTAGCTGGAGGAAAGATGTTTTTCCACACTATAAAGCGAATCGTAAGAAAAGTCGAGAAACATCTGATATCGACTGGGGCTTAATTTTCACAAACTTAAATGCTGTCCGTGATGAATTGAAAGAAATATTTCCTTATCGTGTCATTCATCTTGATCATGCTGAAGCTGATGATATTATTGGAACTATTGTTTGTGAATTTTCAGATCGAATTCTGCCCAAAAAAGAACATATCTTGATTCTATCTGGAGATAAAGATTTCATCCAGTTACAGTCATATAATAGTTCTGTTCTGGTTAAGCAGTTTGATCCAATAAATAAGAAGTATATATCTAGTGATAATCCAAAAATGTTCATGAAAGAACATATAATGAAGGGCGATGTTGGTGATGGTATTCCCAATTTTCTATCACCAGATAATAGTTTTGTGGATTCAATTAGGCAAAGACCAGTAACTAAAAAGAATTTGGCTGAATGGGTAAAAAAGAAACCAGAAGAATTTTGCAATGAAGAAATGCTTCGTAACTATAAACGGAATGAAGTTTTGATAGATCTGTCAATGACACCACAATACATCAAAGACAAGATCATGCAAGAGTTTGAATCACAATCTGGAAAAGACAAATCAAAACTTTTCAATTACTTCATCAAGAATAAGTTAAAAGTTTTGATGGAATCTATTAATGATTTTTGAGGTTTTAGATGAATAAATGTTTATACAATATTTTGAAAGAAATATCAGAACTCGGTTCCAATAAAGAAAAAGCACAAGCACTATCAACTAATAGATATGCTGATGCGTTTAAAACTATTTTCAAATATACATATGATTCTTCCATCAAATGGCTTCTACCAGAAGGTGATCCGCCTTACAAGCCGTGTGAATTCTTGGACATTGAAGGAAGATTTCTATCCGAACTAAGAAAACTGTATTTGTTTGTTGAGGGAGGAAATCCTAACTTAACAAATTTAAGACGAGAAACTTTGTTTATTCAGCTATTAGAATCAATAGATCCAAGTGATGCTAAACTACTTTTGGCAATCAAAGATAAAAAAAGTGCATTTAGCGGAATAAATAAAACTATAGTTCGTCAAGCTTTCCCTGATTTGGAAATTTGAAGAGGAAACAATGAGTAAGTCGTATAAAGAGCAGCGTCAAAATAAAGAATATGATTTTCTAGATAAGAAGCCAAGGCATGCTCAGAAAATCAACAAGAATCGTACAGAAAAGTTTATTCATAATGCTTTGAGATCTAAAAATCTTTTGGATCTTATTAAGTATTCTGAGGAAGAATAACATGCCAACATATTCTTTTCAACACAAAGAAACTCAGGAGGTATTCGACATATTCTTTAAATCAATAGCATTAAAAGATGAATACCTTGAGCAAAATCCAGATGTTCAACAAATACATACCAGTTCTATTGGAGTGGTAGATCCGATAAGAATTGGATTAAGGAAACCGGACGATGCTTTTAGAGACAAACTCAAAGATATTAAACGGGCACACAGACGAAGCACAATTAATACGTTTTGAGAGAAAATTAAATAAAAAAAGAAACAAACAACAAATAAAACAAGAAGAGATTCAAAGAAACCATTTACATCTTAAAAGAATAAATCCGCTTACTGACAATCAAAGAAAAGCATTTAAATCA